TCTAATCATGTCAGAAGTAAAAGTTTTTTCTGCAGTTGTGTTTTGGAAGTCCGTGATTGTTCCTACCACGTTACCTGCAACATGGATGTTTAAAATAGTTCCAATACCTAGATTGGTTGTAAATCTGAAAGCAATTCTATTACCAATTTGACCATTGAAGTTTCTCATCATAGTATAACCAAAACCAGTATTAGAACCTGATGTACGAGTTCCGAAATAAACTGGAATTTGAACGTTTGGTGTCATCGATACAGCAGTACCAACAACAAACGAAGTTCCTGCACCAGTTGTTGCTCTAATGTTTACAGTAGCACCAGCAGAACAGAATACTGGTTCGTTCCAAACAACATGGACAAATCCAGTACTAATTCCTGTAGTTGATGCTCCACCAGCTCTAACAATTCTATCAGTGCCACCAGCACCGATGCTGATTGGTGATGCAACGTTTAGATCTTCAAAGAAGACCGCAACTGGTGTAGCAGCACCTAGTCCAGTAATTCTGCTTCCGTTTGGATGTCTTGTTGTACCCAATCCTGCAACACTAACTAAAACTTCATCATAGTATGAAGTTGATAATCCAGAGTATACCTTATCACCGTAATGTCTGTATACCCAACCCCTTTCATCTGCAAAGCAATTATGAGGTGTTCTGTTTCTGTCAACATCAATTAGATGTTTAGGAATGGCATAATAATTAGCAGCATATTCACTTTGAGTTGAAATTCCCCAAATTGCCATCTTAGTTTTTCCTATCGGTTTTGCTTGAAATATTTATAAAAATACCACAACCGAAGTTGTGGCAAAGTTGGTTTATTTATTTATTTATTTTTTAGTATATTCTTTAAGTAATGAGAACTAAAATCTATTATTCCATTGTGTTCAAACCGCTTTGTCTTTGCTAACCATTCAGAAAATGATAGCAATAGACCAAATATGATCGTAAATCCCCAGTTTGTAACTAGGCAAGTAATCATGCTTGTGGTGAGAATAGTTTCTCTTTGACTAATGCAAGAACAACATCGTCAATTGAGTTGTCGGTTGTTTTTACATACTTGGTTAGAAGATCGACAACCAACTGCTTTACAGCAGGATGTGTTGCGATTGTGATTAGTAGTGGTTTTACCACTGCAACTATTGCGTTCATGATACCCTCTTATATTTTGAAATATAACCCTAAATTATTTATCTTTTACAGATCCATACCTGGGATCATTTTCGATAGATGGTCTCTTTGGTTTTGGTTTATATCCAACCATTTTATTATGTCTTTTTACTTCTGGTCTCCAATCTTCTTCCCCAGGTTCATCCATTTCACGTCTTTCAGACATTGCCGTTTTAACTTTCATTGCAAGAGTATCTTTTTTCTGCCCAGTTTTTAAATATCTATTTGCTTCTGGTGCTGCTGCTTTTGGTGCTGCTTTTGTCTTTGCAGTACCAGTTCCTTTCTTACTAAAACCAGCAAGGATCTTATCAGCTTCTGCTTCTAACTTAGATTTTTTTTCTCTTTGTTGCTCTTGTTTCTTTCTACCTGCAGCAGTTTGCATACTCTGCATTCTTTCTGAAGCTGGTCTAAGTGCTTCATCAAGATAATAATCTAGTTCAAGATTACGTTGATGTTCCTCAAAATGTTTACTTGCTGCTTTGACCATATCTTTATTAGCCTTGGTCTTCTTCATATCAGCAATCGCTTTTTCATTATTCTTTTGACGCTTCTCCATATCTAATTCTAGATACGTGTCATGTTTTTTTTCAACTAAACCCAAGTATTGCTCCATCGCTTTCTTACGAATTGTAGCAAAGTAAACTTCCTCACCCTTCTCAGTACCATATTGCTTCTTCATAGAAGATTTCATGCCAGAAGGATCATACTTTTTCTTTAAATTTTTTTCCTTCTGCATATCACTAGAAGTCATTTCTCTTTCAGAAATCTCTTTACCTTCTGGTTCATAATGTGCTTGCTGAAGAGTTGGCAGTTTTGCTCCAGTCGTTTTTGGTTCTTGTCCTTTTGGATATACTAATTTACCACCACCCAATCCAGATCCAGGTTTCATTACTGGACCAGTTGTAATTTGCTCAGTCTTTAACTCTGGATTAATCGTGATTTTATTTTTAATACCTCTTTTAGGTTTTATAGAATTATCAGTTTCACATCCTTCTTCATCAAGAATTTTAAAATCAGATCTCCAACTGGAGTGTTCATTTTTCATTTCTTTGTAACGTTTTGCAGTAGCAGGTTTTTTACCACTGTCCAACTTTTCAATTTCTTTTTGCATTGCTTTATATCCCTTATCATATCCACCACCATCTTTTTTTCCACCCATCTGGTCCTTACCAGTTGCACCAGCAATTACATCTCCTCTGGTAACTTTACCATAAGGAGGATAATTATTTGCTAGATTTCCATCGCCTTTTTTTTCTTCAAAATAAGGGCGACGAAGATTTTCAAAAGACTGTTCCCAGATGTTCATTGAATATGCTTATACATTTCTGTATTTATTTATTGTAATAAGTAAGTATCATAATCAAGTTTTACTTCAGTAATCCAAGATCTAAAAGTATTATTATTCTCATCAAGACAAATGATATGATTTGCTCCACGCCTTATAATAACACCAGAAGATTTTTTAGTTTCTACAAGTTCACCTTCTCTAAAAATATCACCAGCAATATATTGTTCTCTAATAGATCTTTCATCTACAGGAATAATATTCATCATCACATAACGATATAATTCCCCATTCTGCTCTAATGCAAGTTTGGCAATCTCTTGTGCTCTACTTTTTCGTACTATAATATTGATTGCATTGTATCCACTTTCATAAATGGACTGTAGGACATCATAAATTGTTTCTGCATTAACATCGTCAATAATAATATCACCAAAAGTTTCTTTTAGTCTTGCGATATCTGCATCTCTACTTGGGAAGATATAATAAGGAGAACCTTGAGCAGTTTCTTCTACAGCTGCTAAAATATTATTAGTGACTTCATCACTGTCAAACTTATCAAAAGCAATTGTCAATGGCTCCTTACGTGCCATTGCATCAAACTCTTGTCTAGCTTGTTGATTTTGAACTACTTGCTGCAGTTTTTCATAGTCTGCTGTTCGTGCAGTAGTTGTAGAAGTTTTAGATCCATCCGTTTTATTCGTTTTGCTACTTCCAGAATTTGCTGCCGATTGGGAAGATTTTTCTCCATCTTTATCATCACCCTGCCTTGGGGTGAACATCTTAAGTTGACCCTTTACAGTTTTAGCTTTTAACGCTCCTTGTTTATCGTACCAATCACCGTGCCCGTTTCCTACCAACCCCAAACGCTTTGCTTGCTGCGATGCTTGAGTGGTTCGTGCTTCTAGAATGAATTGGTTGAACTGCTTCACTAATTTTTTGATAGATTTGAGTTTTATTCTTCTCAATAAACGCTAATCCTAGCGTTTTATGTTGTAAATATTTAGTCTTGTCTTCTTTGTAGTTTTCAATAGACGCTAAATAAAATCGCATAAAATCTTCAATTTCACGCTTCATAATTTGCTTCCGTCTTCTTAAAGACTTATATGAAGTAATTAGTTCATCTATAAGTTGGTTCATGATACTGGTTCAATTCTAATAACTGCTTCGTTCAATCTAACACCTGAAGGATCTGTTCCACGACCTTTTAATCTAATATCTACATAAGTTTTATCAGCAATTTCATTCACCAATTTATCATCTATTGGTTTTAACTCTCGTTCATTTAAAATATAGTTTGCAGTTTTATCATTAGATTTTCCAAAAAGCGATTCACCAGTCAAGGACTCTCTTACAAGTTCTCGTTTAAATACTAAAAATAATTTATCTCCTTCAGGATTTTTTCTTGAACCTAAAATACCTTGAAGTCGTTCATTTAAACCACCAGATCTTTTTGCTTGATCAAGAATTGCTTTAATTACTGGTTGTGGTTGTTTCTTTGGACCTTCACCTAAAGTTTGAGATAATTCATCAAGAACCATAGCAACTTTTTTTACTTCTGCTGCACCCATTCCTCCTGCCATTGCAACTTTAAATAAAACATTGTTCAATACATTTACTGTTCCTTGAATTCCAGAACTAGAAAGTTGATATGCATCACCCCATTTTAATGAACATTTAAGTTTCATTCCATTTTTTATACACAAGACATCTGTTTTTGGTTCTGGACTAGAACCACCAAGTTGTCTAAATGATTTATAAAATTGTTGAGGATTAGATGGTTCAATTTTATCAATCATTGCATTAGCAGCTGATTGAACTGCCCCTTCTATTGGTTGAAATGATAATTTACGAATTTCATTTTGTTCGCCAAGGGTAGGATTGATAATCCTATTATATGCTGCAAGCATAATAGCATATTCAAATTGCTTTCCCCTGTCGATTGCCATAAAAAATCCCCCATACGGGGGTATTTATCTAGCGATCATCTGCTGTTCGATTTTCCGAATAGTAAGCATCAAAGGCTCCTGCAGGATAACGCTTTGAAAGTTTTTTGATATTCATATCAGTCAATTCTTCCAATGAAATATCAAGAGCAAGACATGCTTGAGCAACATACCAAAGAATATCACCAAGTTCAATCTTCAAATGCTCAAGATTATCTTCATTAGCAGGTTTGCCTTGAAAAATAATTTTTTTTACAATTTCCATAAACTCTCCTGCTTCTGCTGAAATTCCAACTGCACCAGTAAGAAGGCGATGAATTTCCAAACCACCATCTTCAAGTTCTTGAATACGAGCAACAAATGCATCTTTATTACTAGAAGCAGGACTAGTTACTTCAGAAACAAACTTTTTATATTTTTCAAATGCCATTAGAATTTAAAATCATTGAATTTAGCTTTAGATGATTTATCATCACCCGTATTATTATACTCTGCATCATCTCCTTTGTCAAGAATATTATCTTGAGCTTTTTGTTCGCAATCGTAGAGACGCATCTTAGCACGATCAATACCAACAACAAATCTCTTGTTAATAGTAGGATCATTATATCTATTCTTCAATTGTTTCACCATAATCTGTCCCAACTGCTCCAATTCTTCACTACTAATCAAAGCAAACATCAAGTCAGCAGTAGCAGGAAGACCAAAACTTTCTGAAGTATCCGTTAGATTTGGATCGGAACTTGTAGATCCACTTCTAGTAGTTTGAGTAGCAGAGACAATAGGCAAATTAAATTCAACTGCCAAACCACGCAATTCTTCAGCAATCGCTTTAATATATGAATAAGAATTGACATTGACTGCAGAACGATACCTAGAAGAAGAACAAATATTTAAATAGTCAACAAAAATAATGTCTGGTCTAAATGATTTCTTTAGTGATAATTCATTAAGAAGTGATCTAAAATGTCCAACATGTGCAGATGCTGTAGGATATTCTTTTACGATCAACTTCCCGTTAGTACGTGAACTGAGTGCATTGATTTTTTTAAAGAATGTGTTTTTTGGCAATTGACTAATTTCCCCAATGTTAGTATTGAGAAGATTTGCGTCAATTCTTTCTGCAATCTTTTCTTCTGCCATTTCAAGTGTGATGTATAAAACATTTTTTCCTGCAACGAGAACGCTGGAAGCAAAATGGCACATGAAAAGAGACTTACCTACACCAGTACCAGCAAGCGCGATATTAAGAGTTTTGTTAGAAATACCACCAGCAGTAATCTTATTGAAGTATTCAAGATCAAATGGGATTTTACTTTCAACCTTATGATAATATGCATAGCGATCTTGGTAATCATCTATGTAATCGTGCCCAACATGATTGTCAAAACTCACTGCTAATGCATCAGACAAAATAGAAGGAATAGCATCTCTTCCCTTTTTATCATCTTGTCCATCAGCAATCTTGATACTTTCCATCAATGCCAAATAAATGGCACGTTCCTTACACCACTCTTCAGTAGTATCAATTGCCCATTGAAAGTCTACATCAGATGGTTCTAATGCAACAATAAGTTGTTCACATAACTTAAATTCATCTTGAGTTATGTCTGTTCTCTTTTCAATTTCAATAAACAAAACTTCCTTCAATGGAAGACTATCATACTTTGTTATAAAAGAACTAATCTCTTCAAAAATTACCTTGTCAGTTCGTTCTTCAAAGTATTCTGTTTTGATAAAGGGTAATACTTTACGAGTATACTCTTCACGATTTAGCAAGTTCTTCAGTATCGTCAGTGCAACTTTCTCCGCCATAAGTAAACTCCATTTTTGCTGCAGCATCCAAATACTGCATTAATTCTTTAGTAAAATATTTTTCTGGATTGGCATAAATTGACTTAGCATATGCTGTAATACCATTAATTTCATATCTAGTACCAATCTTCTTAACAATTCCATGTTTTTCAGCAAGATCGAGTAGACCATAATAACGATCCAATCCACGTTCATCATAAAAAAGACGAACTTCAACTTGCTTATTTTCTTTAGTTAGACGTGATTTATTAGTCTTTGCTTTGACAATATTTCCAACGACTTCTGTTCCTTCCTTTTCTTTTGATTTGCTGAGATATATGATTGTAGAAGCAGCATACTTAAGACCACTACCGCCGCCCATTTCTTTTGTGGGAAAATAAGATCCAATGACATCATAGGTATGATTAGTAACAATAAGAGGAATATTTGCTTGACCAAGTTTTAAAGTTAGCATTCTAAATGCACCTTTAATTAGTGAAGATTTGGTCATATCCTTCACATCTTTATCGTTTAAAACATCATTAATTTCCTTGTTGGTTGAAAGCATTCCCAATGAGTCTAACACAAACATACATGGTTTGCGTTGATCTGCGGGTTTTTTTAAGAATATATCTACAGCTTTAAGTGCTTTATTACGAAACTCTTCAACTGTTACAACGTTGATAACAACTAACCTATTAGTAGGAACACCACGACTTTCTAAAAGTGATTTAGTAATTGCTGCTTCAGTATCAAAATAAAGAACATAACTATCAGGATTAGTATCCAAAAAGTTTTTAACTACAGCAAGACTAAAGAATGTTTTACCTGTTGAGGTTTCACCAGCAATTGCTGTAATTCTGTTTCCAGATACACCACCGTAAATAGATCCACTAACTAACCCATTAAAAATATAGGATCCAGTATCTACATACGTTTCTTCTTCATTTATATCTGAAGCAAGATTTGTGTATTCATCTTTAATTTCCTTTAAAATGTCTTTTAGAAAGTCCATAGCACAAGTTTGTTTTACCTATTATAGCATTATATAAAAAAACTATCAAGTGTAGAAATTTTTTCTACCGACCATTTAATACTATCAAGAAGTGTCTTCAATGGATCTAAGAATGCTTTATTAAATTGTAAATCATAGTCAATGTAATTCATTAGTCCAAGTTCTATTGGGAATTCATTGATAAATGAAATAATATTTTCATGTATTGGATTTGGTTTTTTTAAATAGCAAAATTTAATTTTTTCACCATTATTAATGGTATTATACTTTTCAGTAAGTTTCTTATCTTTTATATGATAGTTAAATAAAAGTGCTCCTCTTACATGAATTGGAGTTCCTTTTGCATAAATTGAAAGATTACTTTTGTACTTATCTACATCAGATACTGAACGCGGAAATGCAATCTCATTTGGAGATAATTTTTTAAATTGAATTCTAGATTTTTCAATAAAATCTATAACATCATTTTCAGTCCCATTCATCATCAATTTAAGTGCCTCCTTGATCATGGATCGACACGGTGCCGGAGTTGAAGATTTTACTGCTTCGATGCCCATGATCTTGAGTTTTGGTTCACTGTACCGAACTCCTTCAACGTCCCATGCATTCAAAATATAACGTTTCTTAGCAGTCCAAATTCCACGGTCAGCAATTGTTTCTCGCTTCATAATCATCTTCTGATCATAAGCATTTACATATTCTGCTAGTTCTTCATAAGAATTTTGAATATATTTTTCAAGTTCTACCTTACATACTTTATCAAGAAACGAAACAATCTCTTCAGTAGTTTTCTCTCTTCCTATGTATACACTTTTGACCAAAGGACCAAGATTGAGATATATGCTATCGGTATCAGAAGCAATCACATAATC